TACGCTTATGACTCGGACAAATGGCTCAACTCAGTACACCGTATAGAGATCAAGACGCCGAGCGCGACATGTTACGCCCCGGACATCTTCGGTGCGAAGTTTGACCATGACACCGTCATTCAGTGGGTCGAGGCTGACCGCGAGAAGCGAGGGCAGGCCGACTTAGGGGTTGCGGCGTTTGAGCTGTTCAACGATCTACAGATCAAGCGCGTACATAACCGCTGTACCATGAAAAAGAAAGTCTCGGCTAGATGGTTCGAGAACTCACAAAGGATGGTGAGACGGTGAATAAAAGGCGTCAGAAGAAATACGAAAGCAGGCTGAGCGCGTCAGAACGCCCTAAGCGTTGGCCCTACTTCATACGCTCGGGCTGTTGTGGCGTCGTTGTCGCACGTTACGCGGTGCGGCCTCACTGGTCAGGCTATGGACACATAGTCATAAAGCACTGGCTAAGCCTCAAGGCCTATCCCTTCCGCATGGTGGCAGGAGAGATTGCCGGGAACTGACCGTCGTGTGGCGGCCAAGGATACCCACAGCTACTTACTAAAAACCCTGATATGGAGAAACGAAATGAACAGCTACAGGGCAAGCACCACCCGCTCGGCCACCTCGGCGGGATGGGTGAAGAATGACTGACAGCCGACCGAAAATAATACAGATACTTCTGAACGCGCAAAACTATCTGCTCGGGTTAGCGGAAGACGGCAGCTTGTATAAGATGAATAAATTTAATGTTTGGGTAAAGATTCGCCCAATAGTACCTACGGAGAAACGGAATGAACGATAAGCAGAAATTAGCACTTAAGGAACTGGCCGACGTTATGGAGAAGCACAACATAACGATAGAGAGTAGCTGCACTATATATCTGTGGGCGCAGTTCGGCGGAGAGGTGCTGACTTGCGACGGCGATAGCCTGAACCATAAATACGTAAAGAAGGTTTTACTAGACGACGAATAACCGCCCGCAGTTTACACGGCCTGCCCTTTAATCCGGGCGGGCTTTTTTGTGCACGGAAAAGAAATGTTCACTTATTTCGTAAACCCCCTTTACTTATTCCGTGAATGGGGTATACTAAGGACATAACTAACAAGGCAATTAAGCCTAACGGAGAAAGCAAAATGACTATCACGACTAAAAGAAATTCCTTCTACTCTCATCAAGATGCAGTTGACTGGATTGGCGGGGCTGAACACATCATCACTGAGCGCGCCACTGAGCGCCACGGTATCGAATCAGTCTATTATGAAGTAACGGTTTTCATTAAAAATGCTTAGCTCAGGAGGTGCCGAAAGGCGCGATATTACTTGGGGCGTAGATGGCTACGGGGTCAGGCATTTCATATGCGCGGACTGTGAAAAGTACCTAGGGGTAGACGAGGACGCCGCCGAGCGCTTAGAGTGTAGCTGTATTACTACTTTTAAGAAATAATAGCTATGGGGGCGCCTAATACCCGCCATAGTTGACGCCGCCCTCGCCTTTCAATAATATATTTATAGCGTCGAGTGTCGGGTCGACTTGGTCGTCGTGCTCGTGCGTATCGTCGAGATTGAAGTCCTCGAACTCCATAAGGTAGTCATTCAACCATGGTGCGTGAGATGGTAGGACGACAAGCCCCGCCTTAAAGTAGCTATGGCAATCTATCGCCCTCGTGACCTTATCGACTTGCCGAGGTACTTCGACGCATGGTATACCTTCGCGCCGCATCTCCTGGATCAAGCCTGTACCGCTAACTTTATCCTCCACAAAAAAGCTATCGGCCTTGACGTGTTGCCCTGAGACCCCGCCGCCATAGTCCGCCCATATGCGCTTTCCTTGCTGCCGTAACTCGAAGGCATCAGGCTTGCCGCGGTACTGGTGAATTAAATAAACTCTATTATCAACGCCTAAGCCCCACACCTGAAAGACCGTGTAGTCGTTTTGCTTGCCTTGCTTCTGCGCCGTGTCTGCTGTGATGATCTTACGCATCCAACGCGACGGGGCGCTCTCAGGCGTCCAGTATTGCCAGTGTTCAGCCTTAAAGAAGTTACCCCCCGCGATGGTCGGGTTCTGCTGGTATAGCGCCGACCACGTCAAGCTATTAGTCTTACACTGCTCTACAAACTCATGGGGCATGCGTTCAGGAAATAGAATCTCGCCTTTCTCGCGGGCTAGTAGCTCGCGGCCGTTGACATTGATTGTCTCGCGGCCTGTCGCTTCCATTGGGAAGTTTATTACTTTAAAGTTGTCGCCGCTGCCGTCCTTCATACGGTCTAGCAGTTGGCCGCACAGGTCTTTCTTGTGCCACCGGGTCATAATAATTATAATGCCGTTCTTCTTCGGATTGCGTCGAGTATAGAACGTCGTGTCGTACCACTCCATTGACGTTTTTTGATATGTCTTACTTGAGGCGTCCTTATAGTCCTTGACTGGGTCGTCTATAATGCCTATGCCAAACCCCTGCCCAGTGATACCGCCGCCAACACCCGCCGCGCGATACACGCCGCCCGTCAGCTTGCCGTCTTTGTTGAGGATCTCCCACAGCTCAGCGGTACGGATCGCGCTATCTTGTCCTACCGTCTTACGGGCGACGCCGAGATTAGTGTCGGGAAATACGTTGTGGTATAGCGGATCGCCTATTATACGCTGACAGTCGCGACTCATACGGTTAGACAAGTCTGAGCCGTAAGACGTCGCGATGACATCAAGGCCGGGGTTCACGCCTAACAGCCACGAGGGCAGACGGCGGGACGCAAGCTCTGACTTACCTGAGCGCGGAGGTGCGAAAATCATAAGGCGGGGGTTCTTCCCTGCGAGGTAATCCAGGTAAAACTGGTATAGCTCATAACATAGGTACTCATTAAACCACCCCCACGTATAGCCGGGCATAGTGTAGCGCACGAATGCGGAGAAGTCTTCCCGCGCTTTACGTTGTGCGCGCTCTTCAAGTAGTGGTAATAGTTCGGCTGTTGTCATGGCCCTACTATAGGGCGGTTTGGCACGTTGTAAAATAGGCGGTGGAGCGGGCAAGGAAAAGAAATGTTCACTTATTTCATAAATAGGGGTTTACTTAATCCGTGAAGGGGGTATACTAATATCAACTAAGTGACACTAACAACACACGGAGATACAACATGACTAAGCAAGATGAGGTTATCGCAACACAGGCGGCCACTATTGAAGCATTGAATATCAAACTGAGTGACGTGAAGAGTAGCACAGATGAACTTATTAAGGCATTCACTAAGGTATCAGAGAGGTATAAGTATCGGGGGGAGTTGATACAGCTATATGAAGATATGGACGTGGAGAAAGATAGAACTATTGAGAAGATGATTGATACCTATGTTGAGTCGGTAGATAGAGTAGTAAAATAGGTATAAAAAGCCCCGCTCAGCCCGCTCATGTAGTGGGCTTTTTTGTGTCTACTCAGGTTCGACCAAACTAAGGGCAGAAAGGGCGGAAGGCTCTGCGGTAACGCCGTAAGACTTCAACTTATCGCTTAACTCGCTCTCTGATAGCCCTATGAGTGCGTGTGTTGCGTTAGTTTCGATATATTGGGTATCTTTCCATATAGCTGGATACTTTGTCTTAAGCCACGTCTCTACGGCTTTGAGGTTTGGCGGGAATTGTTTCATGTACGGCACTATGACCTCCTCACCTTGGTGCAAAAAGACCTTGGTGTCTTTCGCTTCATACCCTATCGCGAGTTTGAGCATCGTCTCTACGACCTCGAAGTCACGCTGTAGGGCTTGGCTCCATGCGTCGGCAAATTCAGGCATCTCGAAACGCCAAGTGTTGAGCGTGTAGTCATCTACCTTGAAGTGCTCCGCTATGTCGGAGAACTGGCGGCCCAACAATATCAGCTTATATGCCGTCATGGCGTGCTCAGGCTTGTAACGCCCGACCGCCTCCTCGTGACGCTCAAGGCTCCCGGCAATGCCTTTGCAACGCTTATACACGTCGCGGGCATCGCCTTCGGACAGGCCGTAGAGGTCTGACAGCTCAACGGCTACGGCTTGAGGGCCGTTTCCTTGCGCTATGAGGTCCTTAGTGAAGTTTTGTATGTCTTTAGTCATGCTTGCAATATAACGCTATTACGGGCGATGTATAGCCATAACGCAAAAAGGCCCGCCGGGAGGGTGGACTATCTGTGGTGTTACCTAACGCCTAGCGCAGTACGTAGGGCTTCCTTCGCGTCTGACTGGCCCTTTGCATAGGCGATGTTCAATATATCCACGATCTCCATTTCGTGGAGTAGTAAGCCATTGGCGAGAGTCCCTAGGTCGCCGTGGGCAAAGGCGTAACCTATGCCCCCATATGTCCGGGAGATCCCGTGCAGCCTAATGGATGCCTCGCGCTCTAGGTTTACGCGTACCTCGATCTTTTTAACCATTCGTCTTTCTCCGTTTGTCGTTGTGGCGTCTCAGTTGCGCCATGGTTACACTATCACGGCTTAACGGAATAAGTAAAGCTTATCTATCTAAATATGTGGGCTTTTTGCCGAACCGTCGAAAATTCCCCCGTTCGGCCTATTGGACAGCTTTTGGACAGCTGGATAGGTGGACAGTGACACCGTTCTGCCATAAGTGACTAAAGCGCAAGCCTTTAACCCCCTTTTGGACACCAGGACACCAACATTTCATAAAGTTCTCTCTCTCTATACGTTTATTCTCTCTTTATTTTTACTTACTTTCTACTAATACTTTATAGAAAGTTAGTGTCCTACTGTCCAAAAGATTATAAATATATAGAAATAAAGAACTTACAACGGGCACCAACTAAAAAATACCTACTGTCCAACTTGTCAAATAGCTGTCCTACTGTCCACTTCCATAGAATCTCACCGTCGAAAATTCCCCGTTCA